ATTTCATTTGGTGCTTCTTGTTCTGCTGCTTTATAAAGTTCTTCTATCATGCGTATCTCTGTGAGCCTGGAAAACCTCCAAAAGGTAAAACTCTAGCAGTTCCTGGAGTATGAGATACTTTTGATAGTACTGAAGATGGGTCTGCAAAGTTTGCATTAAATCTCATATTACATGAATTTAAACGTTTACCACATATATCTCCTCTTTTCCAGTTTTCATTAAATCCAGGAGCTACTCCAGTTGCTGTTTTTGTTAGCTTCCACATAACTAATTTACTATTTGAATCTGTGTACTGAAAATATGGATTGTAAGAATCATCAGTATAAGCATAATAAGTTGTAGATGCACTATAGCTTCCTTGAACATCAAATACTCTTACTCGTAAAAATTTGTCGTTCGAGTCTGAAGGAGTTCCTAAATTTGCTTTAGTATCTGTTTCTTTTACTACCCAATAATCTGTTACTGTTTGTCCGCTTGTCAATGATCCATCTTCATTAATTCTTGTTGCTGTTGAAGTTGTTGAAACATATGTATTTTCTGATATTGAGTCTCCTGAAGCATAAGAACTATAAGCAGTAATTCCTGTATTTGCAACTATATACTCGTCATCTTGATTTACAAAAACTTTTTGTGTAACATAATAAGACACTGTTAAGCTACCTTCTCTATGCCAAGTACACCCACCTACTTTTTCATTCTCATTATAATCTGGACTTGCTCCTTGATATTTCCATGGACATGCATTTCCCACTATTTGTCTTTTTGGTAAAAATACTCCCTCTAAATCAAAAGGAGAACATAATTCATAAGTAATTGAAACTTTATTAAATTCTTTTACTCTATCAAGTACCCAAATTTGTCTAGCAAACTCTACTGGAGTGTTTCCTGAACCCGGATCATCTGTTTCTCCATATAAATAGTTTTTTAAAGTAGTTCTTCTAGTTATTTTATATCCGAGTAATGATTCAAAATCAGAAGAACTTGCCAATCTAAAACTTGTTTGAGAGTTTGAATTTTGTACATCTGCTGCAAGCGAAATTGTTAAAGTTGGTCTAGCAATTGGTCCACCTGTTTGCTGTTGAAATCCACTTGCAATGATTGGTAAAGTATAATAAGTATTTAATTGACTATTATTTGTATAGTCATATAGTTTTACTGCTGTTCCGTCACTATGATTATAAGGTGAAAATCTTAAAGTTGTACCTGGAGCTTCTATTTCATATAAATGCACTAAACTCCCTGGAGTTAAAGATTGTACTGATGAAATTAAACTCATGTCTCGTAGACTCTCCTAAATGTTGCTGTTAAATTATAATAGTTATCATATGACCAAGTTTGATTCCAACTTGAACAAACTACTTTCATGCTTAATTCACTTCCACTTTCATTTGAGTCTGGTACAACAAAAGTAAAAGAAGTAACTCCTGCTTTTGATTCTAAAAACGCTGCAATATCATCAATATCTTCTTTTGTTCGATTTACAAAAGTGACCTCGTATTCTTGCTCTAAAACGTTAATTCCATTACCAACTCGTTGTTCATAACCATCACCAAATTTTGCTATATGCACACGAGGCGTTGTTCCTGTTGATAATCTTTTATCGGGTACTACTACTCCAAGCGAACCTCCTACATCAAATCCTATTGCCATTATACTCTACCTAGTGACCCTCCTGGTCTTTGTTGTTTTTCAATTTCTGATTGTACTGCTTGAGATATAGCTAATCCTAATGATCTTGCACTGTCGTCATCTCCTACCATATCTACTCCACCTGCATTTACATTTACAGTAACATTATTTATACTTCCTGTACTTCCTTTCAGTTCTACTGGTATTGATCTATCGTTTCCAAGTGGAACTACTGCTTCTGTTCCATGTAAAGTTGCATTATATCCAGAGGTTGGTCCTGTTGCTATACCTCCGCCTGCAAAAGAACGATATCCAGGTGATGACATAACTCCACCACTTCTTCCACCTACACCACCTGTGCCTGAGTAACCTCCGAAAATCATTGTCATAACTGCTTGTCGAATTGCTAATTTTGCAATATCAGCAAGTATTGATCTTGTCATTTCACCAAATGCTTCTTTTGCTGTTTTTGTTCCATCAACAATTGCAAGAAGAGCATTTCCAATTCCACTTTCTAAAGCGGTGCCTAATCTATCAGCAACTCCTTCGTTAAATTCCATTCGAATTGCATTCATTGCAAGAGCTTGGTTTGTTGCTCTAATTTTAGCTTCTGCTTTTTCATACGTTATTCCTAAATCATTAGCCATTCCCATTATATTTGAAGGATTTAAATTTGCTGCAGATTGTTTACCATACTTTGTAAGTCCTTGAAGACCTAAACCAAGTCTTCTTTCTGACGCTCCAAGTCCCATATCGCTTCGACCCATTTGACTTCTTAAATCTATTGCTACTCTTTCTTTTGTTAGTCGTAATCTTAATTGTTCTACTTTTAATAATTCTTGTGCATTTTCTAATGCTACTTCAGCTCTTGTTTGTTCTTCTAGAGTGCCTCTTTTTCTTGTTTCATTTAGTAATGCAAGTTTTTCCTCCACATTTAATTGAGCCTTTGAAACTACATTTTGTTGTTTTTTAGTATCTAATATTTGTTTTTCAAATTGAGTGCTTTCTCCAATTCCTCTTATTTGTATTTCTAATCCTTTTTGATCTAATAATATTTTATCCTGTGCTAATTTCATGCCTAACGTTTGAAAACGAATATAAATATTATTTAAAGCTATTTGTTCTTTTAATAAATTTTTTCTATCTTCCTCTAAATCATCTGTTTTTGCTAATTCAGCATTTAATCGTTTTTGCTCGGCATAAAGACCTTCTACTGCTTGACTATACCCAGGACCTCCAAATACTTGAAGTCCACCTAATCCTGTAAAAAACTTTTTAAGCAGACCAGGGTCTTTTTCAGCAGCTAAACTAGTACTAATTGCAGATTTTTGTGCTTGTATTCCTCCTAATTCAAGCTCAATATCTCTTATACTCGCTCTTAAGTTTCGAGTTATATCTGCATAAGGTAGTTTTGCGGCAGATTCTATAGTTGATTTTATTGCTGTACTTACATTTCTTTGATTATCTACAAACCTTTTAGAAGCTTGACTTGCTTTTTGTATATTAGAAGATAGTTTTGTAAATCTTTGAAAAGTGCTTATTTCTAAAGGTTGTCCTTTTTTCATTTCCCCATGTAAATCAACAAATCTACTATCAATTTTACCTAATTCTAATGCTGTTTCTAAAAATCGTTTTTTAGCATCTCTTCCAAGTCCTTTTTCTGCTTCTTGATTGAATTCTTGCATAAGTTTTGGTAAATCCGTTGTTTGTAACAAATTCCCTGTTTGTTGTAGTATTTCTACTGCAGTTAGCATGCCTGTTGCTCTTACTTCTCGCATTTTAGCAATTTCATCACTTAATGTTTTTAAATTTTCTACTGTTTGTTTTGTTTCTTCTCTTGCTTTCATCATGTTAGGGAAAAAAGTATTTCCTAAAAATCCTGCAAAATTTTTAAGCATATCAAAAGCTAATAGTAATATCCCTATAAAACCCATTGCTCCAATTGCCATTTCTAATGCCTTAAATCCACTTTTCGTAAATTTAAAGAATTTAGCCATACCTTTTTGTTGCAATCCTGTAATTCTAGACATATGTTTTGCCATAAAAGTTTCAAATTGTAAATATATTCCTCTTTCTGCACCTTTATGAGTTCTTAATGTTGCTTTTTGTTCTTTTAATCCTCTACGAGTTATATCAACTTGCTCATCAGTAAAATCTTTAAACATTCCACTTCTTGCATCTAATTCGTTTTGTAAAAAGGCTATTCTACTTTCACTTAATTGTTTTGTTGCCCCTGTCTTAATTCCAACTTCTCCTAAAAGGGAGCTAGACATTTTTCTTGCTCCTTTCATGTCTCCAGTTTGTACCATACCACCAAATTTTGCTGTTCGAACTGATAAAGCTTCTAATTGCGAGGCTCTTGCCATTGACTTTGCTATAGCAGTATCAAAGTTAGGTAAAAGAGAGTTGAGAATAGGTTTTATAAATAAAAGAAGGGCACCAAAAAGTGCAGCCACATTTTCTTTAAAGAATTTTACAAAAGGAAGAAGTCCTTCTGCTACAAATAGTTTGAAGCTGTCCATTAAATCACTAAATTCTTTTCCAAATTGTCCTAATGCAAAGGAATCAGGGTCAAGAATTTTTGAAATAGCTGCATATTTTGATTCTGCTTGATCTAAAATTTCATTTGTTACAGCTTGTGTTCTTTGAAATGGGGTAAGGTCTTTTACTGCTGTATTTATAGCTTGTCCATATTTTTTTAATGCAGGGTCAAGTCGCAAAACAATACCTAATTCATCAAGTAGTTCTGGTTCTGCTTTTGTAGCACCTCGAATAAGACGATTAAAAGAGTCTGTTAAATCTCGACCTAAAGCAATAGAAACATTTTTTGCAGCAGTACCTAATCTTTCTAATTGGTCTCTACTCAGTCCTCCAGCAGTACCAATAGCAACAGCTTGTGCTGCTTCTTTGAATGAAAGCATATTATTTGTTGCATCTTGAACTTGTTTTGTTAAAAATCCAAACGCAGTACCTGTTACAGCACCCATTGCTTTTTGACCTTCTATCAAATTCTTTAAATCAAAAGACTCTTGAAAAAATCTAAAAGCTGCACTTACAGCAAAGACTTGAGCTGCTAATGTTGCATAAATAGGAACAAGTCCGCCTTCAATAGTTTGTGCTTGTTTTGAAAATGCTTTTGTAGTATTTGAAGTTTGTTGAGATAAAGATTTAAGTCGTCTATCCGATTCTGCAGTATTTTTTGCAACCGAACCAACATCTTTTCCCGCTCTTCTAGCGTTTTTTCCTAAATCTTTTAACGAACCTCCGTCCGTTACTTCAATTTCAATTCTACCGCCTTTTTTATTTTTAGCCATTAACCTTTTACATTTATGCCTGCATTACCTGCTTTGGCCTTGCGCATACTAGCGTCTTGTTTTCTTTTTATTTTTTCATTAAATTTAAGTGCACTTTCATTTTCTATATGTTTTAAAAAGAAAAGCACTTCTTTTTGATTTTCAACTTTATGTACTTTAAGTAATACATCTAAAGAAGACCAGTCTTTACCTAAATAACTTCCACTCATACCGTCCCATCTATCTGGCATTAAACTATGCATGTAAAATGCTAGTTGTACTTCCAGTGGAAAATCTCCATCATCTGGTGGCATTTTTTCTGGGTCTGGTTCTTCTCCTAATTCCTCACAAATTTTTAAATATTGATCTATGTTAATATCGTTATTATATTTTCTTTTAATTAGAGCAAGTATCTGTGTTACTTGCTTTTGGTAAAATTTTCAAGTTCTCCAACTGTTTCAGTAACCCATTGATCAAAGTCTACTGAATTTTGCATAAGAACTTCTACATTTTCTTGAGTAAAAGGTAGTTCTCCTGGTCTATCTGATACATCATCTGCTGTCAATAATAATTGAGCAACATACTCATATTTAAAACCTTTCCACCCTTTTATAACGGAAGCTGTGTACTCTGTTAAAAACTTCTCGTCATCAAGTTGTTCTTCAAACCCTCGGGTTTTCTTGTTAAATTTTTGAGAAACACATTTTGCTCTCAATTTAATTAATTCTTCTCTGGAAAGATAGCAAAGACTTACTTTGAATCCGTCCATTCCTGGATAGTCAAATTCTATTGTTTTACTTGGTGTTAGTAGTGATTTGAGACTAACCGGTTGTGTTTTTACTTCTTCTGTCATTATTTCTCCTATAAAGTGGAGGGCCGAAGCCCTCCAGTTAATTTATTTATGATAAGTCATTACCTGTATATGTAACTTTTGCTTCATAATTACCTGCTGTATCATCGCCTGGATCAATACTTCCTGGTAATGCATGGAAGTTTACATCTAATGAAATAATATCATCAATAGAATGTGTTGGTACTTCTAAATGACAGTTTGGCATATTAACAACAACTTTTGGTGAACTTGCTCCACCAATGTTAAATGTTAAATCAAAATCATTTGTAATAGTTGTTGTACTTTCTATTATATCTTCAAATAATTCTGCTGATTTATCTGTATCATTATTCAAGTAGCAAGTAAAGTTACCGCTAATTGATCTTGTACCTGTTACATTACCTAGTGGTTGGTTAACTACACCAAGAGTTTCTGGTGTTAGGAAAGTAATATTATTTTCCATAGTTATATTACCACCCGTTAAAACTAAGTCATAACTTGAATTAAAATTACCACTACCACCTGTTGTAGCTGTTAGTGATGTTAATCTATTTCTAATGAAATTACTTGTAACTGAAGTACCTTCAGTAATTAAAGCTGTTGGTGTTGGAGCATCAGCACCACTTTCTGTGATGATTTTACCCATACCACTCCAGTTAATTGTTGCGATTCCATCAATATCAAAATCGATACTTGCTGAATTTACAACACAACCTTCTATCTTATAAGTAAGATTTGTAGCACTATTTGCACCACCCATCTCAAAATAAAGATCGAATGTACCTAAAGCTGCAACTTCTGAAGCTGTCCAGTTAACTTCCATACTAGAGTCATTATTTACTACAGGAATTGTAGCTGTTGAATCTCCATCTAGATCAGGACCTGCCCATGCTGAAGCTGTTGAACCTGTACCTAGTGTAAAGCTTGTTGCTCCTACAAAGTATGCCCATAACGCTTCTTCAACTGCGTGCTGAGGATTTCCAGTAATAGAAGCACTTGGCTCCCATATATCACCAGAACCTGCAGGTACAGCACCAAATGGTCTCATGTAAGTTGAGAA